GTGCAGTGGTATGACAATGGCGGACCTCCGTCACGGACAGTAATCACCGCGTTATGAGCACGAGCACGATTCTTGACCAATACGGCAACCCCTGGAAGTTCGCGCACGCGGCAGACACTAGGCGCACTCGCGGGCCGCAATTCCCGACGCGCACCGGCGACTTTGACGCGCTCATCCCGTCCAGTGATCTAACGACTCTGCGGAGCTTGTCGAATCGGCTTTACACCAACATGGGGATTCCCCGCGCGGCGATCAATCAAAAGGCTGATTATGCCGTCGGCTCAGCATTCCTGCCGAAATACACCGGGCCATCGGACTTCGATGACGGCAGGCAGATTGCCGCTTTCCTGCAAAAATCATGGTTTCCCAGGTGCGATGTTAGAGGAGGCATTTATGATTGGTGGAAGCTGTTGGAACTTTCCAGCATCGCCATAGACCGCGACGGCGATGTATTCTGGCTGTTGGTCCGCGGTTCCGATGGATACCCGCGAATCCAACAAATCCCGGCTCACCGCGTTGGAAACGGCGGCGATTATGGCACTGTCACAAGCGGGAAGTGGAAAGGCAGAAAGATAGTTGACGGCGTGATTCAAACCGGCGAGGGCCGCGCGCTTGCATACCGGATTTTGACCGGCGAAGACATGCGAACGCCGGTTGACATCGACGCGCAATCCGTAATCCATATTCTTGACCCGACAGCCGCGCGGCAGTCGCGCGGGCTTCCGGCGTTTACCCACGCGCTCGAGGACCTCCGCGCGTGCATCGCGAGCACGGCAGACGAACGAATCCGGCAGCAAATCATTTCGCGGCTGCATCTAACGGTTTTCAATGACTCCGGCGGTCCAGATACCGACGATCCATTTATCACCATGACGCAATCAACAGGCGATTGTCAGTCGCTTGTGACGATGGAGGAAATCCATGGTGGCATCCGCTATTTCAAGGCCGGCGGCAACGAGCGGATGGAGCAGATGAAGCAAGACAACCCCGGGGATGTATGGGAGGCGTTCCAGGATCGAATGATTCGGATGGCGATTGCCGGCGTGGGCTGGAGTTATTCTTTGGTCTGGAAACCGGCCGGCCAAGGCACCGCGGAGCGCGCCGAGGTGTTGAAGGCTCGCCGCGCAATCTCACGGCGCCAACGCGACCTAGCGCACGCCGCTCGCCGCGCCTTGGCGTGGGCTTATTCGGTTTTCGTGGAACAAGGAAAAGTGCCGCTTCTTGATCATCCTTTCGCTTGGGAGTTTTCGAGTCCGCCGCGGCTATCGGTTGACGATGGGCGGGAATCGAAAATGGAGATTGAGGAATGGCGCTCAGGCTTGCGGAATCTCAGCGAGATCACGGAAGCAAGAGGCATCACGGAAGATGAATTTTATATGATTCGCGCGCATTCGGTAGCAAAGCGCAAGGTTGCAGCGCGTGACATCGGCAAGGAATACGGGGTGGAAATCACGCCAATTGAAATGGCGATGACTCACCCCAACGAGCTTTTCGCAACCGTCCAGGAAAAGAAGGTTGATCTCGAAGAGGAACAAATGGACCAAGACACAACCATCAACGACGATGAAGATTCTAACGATTGAGAACAAGACCGGGCGCGTCAAACTTGACGATACCGTTGACGAATACAGCCGGCGCGAACTGGCGAAGGAAATGGCCAAGGTGTTCGGCGCGGAAGCGTTCAAGAACCCTGAGTTCACCAACCTAACCAACGCATCCGAGAACCAGATTGACCGCTTGGAAATCGAGATAAACTCACCCGGCGGGAGCGTGTTCGACGGCTTGCTGATCGTCAACGAACTGCGGGCCATGTCGGCGCGTGGCGTGCGCACCGTGGCGATCGTGAATGTCCTAGCCGCCAGCATGGGCAGTGTCATCGCGGCAAGCTGTGACGAATGCCTAATCGCGGAGAACGGCCGGATGATGATTCACGATGTTTCCGCCGGCGCGTGGGGAACGGCGAAAGAACTAACCCGCATGGCCGAATTGTGCGAAGGCATGTCTAACGAAATCGCGGCGATCTACGCAAAGAAAACCGGCGGGAAAGTGGAAGATATGCGCGCGCTCATGCTCGACGAGACTTGGATGGACGCTGAAAAGTGTATCTCTTTGGGATTCGCGGATGGGCTGTTTGACTTTCGCGCGGCAGCTAGCAATATAACTCCCGTGAACTATCTGCAACGACTTACGCAACCATCGGCGCCGGAATCCCTCGAGCGGATTTCCGAGCTTGAAGCAACCATTGCCGACCGTGACGCGGCAGCCGCTACCATGTCGGCTCGCATCGCCGAATTGGAAGCGGCAGCACAAGAGGCGATCACTGATCGAGCGCTGCTTTGCGAGCAACTCGACAAGGCGAAGGAAAACCTCGCGACCTCTCACGCCTATTCCGCAAAGCTGGAATCCGACCTCGCTGCCGCAGAAGCCGCTATCGCCGCGATCAAAGCAGAAGCCGACGCCGCGGCCGCCAAGCACGCTGAGGAAGTCGCCGCGGCCGAGGCGGGGGCTGCCGCTAAAGCAGTTGAAATCGCCGCCACGGCTGGCTTTGAAAAGCCTATTGAAATCGACGGCAGCGAAGCGAACAAGGCAAAAACAATCACCAGAGCGGAACTCAAAAAGATGAAACCTTTCGAGATTTCGGCATTTTTCAAATCGGGCGGGAAGATTTCCGACTGATCTAACCACAACCAACCAACCAACGACCAAACAACTTTATGGGAGCACCAACTAACAACAACACGCTAACCAACCTAATTCCAGATGTTTACGCCGCGCTCGATGTAGTCGCGCGCGAGCTTGTCGGATTCATCCCCGCCGTTACCCGCGACATGACCGCTGACCGCGTGGCGGTCGGGCAGACATTGCGCGTGCCGCAGACGGCAGCCAATACCGCAGGCCGCGACATCGTACCGGCCATGGCGATGGCAACCGCCGCCAACCAGACCATCGGCAATTCGCCGTTGACTCTAACCAAGTCGCGCGCGTTCCCGTTCTCTTGGTCTTGGGAGGACCGTTACGCGGTGGATCAGGGACCAGGCGCCTTGACTCTGAACCAGCAGCAAATCGCGCAAGCGATCCGCGCCGCGGTGAATGAAATCGAATATGATTTGGCATACGAAATCTACCGCAATTCCAGCCGGAATGCCGCGGTTGCTGATACCTCGGTCTTCAAGACCAACCTTGCCGACCTTGCGAACCAGAAGAAGATTCTGGACGACAACGGCGCGCCGATGAGCGAGCGGGCATTTATCATGTCCACCACCTGCGGCGCGGCGATGCGTGCTCTCACGCAGCTTTCAAGCGTTGATTCATCCGGCGATGCGAACCTGCTCCGGCAAGGCGTTCTCGGAAACATCTACGGATTCCAGATTCGCGAATCCGCACAGATTCAAAGCCCAGCAATCGGAACCACTGCGAACGCGGTCCTTGCCAGCACGGCAACCACCGTTGGGCAAACGACCTTCACGCTCAAAAACGCCGGCACAGGAACCCTCGTTGTTGGCGATGTTGTCACTATCGGCACAGGCGATCCTAACCGCTATGTCGTGACGGCATCGACAGCGACTACCACGGTCGCGGCTGCCACCTTCAGCATCGCCGCTCCCGGCCTTCGCGTGGCGCAAGGCGCCGCGGAGCACGCCGTTACCGTCATTGCACAAGGCCAGCGCAACATCTCGCTTGCGCGTCCAGCCGTGCTACTCGCAACCCGCCTCCCGGAAATGGACCCGAATGACCTCGCCTTTGACCGCCAGGTCATCACCGATCCGATTTCCGGCCTGTCATTTGAAGTCGCCGGATTCCCCGGGTACCGGATGGCCACCTACGAAGTATCTGTCGCTTGGGGTGTCAAAGTGCTCCGGCCCGAATATATCGCGCAACTCCACGGCGCCGCCTAACAACACTAACACGGGCGCGGCAGCAATGCCGCGCCCAACCTCGAACTATGTCCTATCCAACCACGGTTAACAATCTCCCGGCTAACAGGGTTCTTGTCGTGACGGCAGACGCGCTTTCAAGCGGAACCGTGACATGGCAGGATACCGGAGTCACAGAGGCGCTTATCACTCTCGGGAAAGTTCAGCGTTACGGGCCATTTGAGGAACCGCGACAATACACACTTACCCACATCACCGGGACGCTGATCGACACGCGCGAAAGCACGGTTTACGAAAGCGGAATCGTCGGGTTGCAATGCAACCTTACCACCGTTCCAGCAGGAGAAAATCTAACTATCCCAGCCGGCTCGCAATGTCTAATTCACGGCACGATGACCCTGAACGGCACTCTTGACCTCGACGGCTCGCTTGTCCTACTCTAACCAACCACCAACCAACCACATTTGACCTATATGGCCGGAGAACTGAAAACTGACATTATTTCCGAAAACACTTCCGCAAGCGGCGTCACGATTGACGGCGTGTTGCTTAAGGATGGAACCAGCAACGCGAAGCTGCCGCTGGCAACGGTATTGACCGGCGCGACGGACGCGATCCCGATTGCGACCTCGCTCGTTGTCATTGCCCGCGTTGGGGCCGTCAACGCAACGACGCTAGCAGCCCCAACGACCGCGCAGAACGGAACGCGGTTGACGATCACCACCGGAACGGCATACGCGCACACGATCACAGCCACGAATCTTCTCAAGGACGGGACTACCGGCAATCATTCAACCGTAACATTCGGCGCCTTCCTGGGAGCATCCATCGAGCTTGTTGCATACAACGAGCTTTGGCATGTCATCTCCAGGCAGGAGGCAACGGTTAGCTAACATTTTGCGGTGGCGTAATCGGCGCCGGCCGCTTCATTGTGGCCGGCGCCATCCTTGAAAACATATGAGCAAACTTTCGGACTTCGTAAACGCCGCAGCGCCAAAGGCAGTTGCCGTTATTGGCTCCGAAGCTCTAACGATCGAAGGATTTCAAGCCATTCAAATTGTGCCAAATTCCATCCGTCGTGAGCGTGATTTCGCGGAAATGGGCATGGATTACGACGGCCGGGTTGAATGCACCGTTCTTACAACGGACTTCAACTCCACAATCACCGCCGGCGGCAAGGCGATTCAAGGAAAAACCGCGACGCTTGGCAACGAAACCTTCCGCGTGCGCGGCGTGGACGAAGGCCGGTTTTTCGTTACCGTCACACTAGCAACTCCAACGAAATCAAGCTAATGGCCGCGCGTCCTAGAATCACCCTGAAAGTTGACACGCGGCAGTTGGAGAAGACAGCTCGCAAGGCCGCCAAGGCGTTCGGAGAGAACTCCCACGACGCAACGGCGCGGCTTGGATTGCAGGCGGCGCGCGGGCTATCTGGCAGCACCGAGGCTTTTGGAAAGTCGTGGAAGAAAACGCAGGCCGTCCAACGCGGCGCGATTGTGGCCGACCTGGGTAAGGTTTTCCGACAAGTCCCGGCTGGAAAAGGCGTAATTGATGATGTTGGCGAAGCCGAAAAGCTATACGAGAAGCGGCGCGTTGGATACGACGCAAGGCCGAAGGTATGGAAGACGAAAACAAGCATCACGCCAGGCGCTTTCACGGGTTTGATGATGCTGAAATTCCGCCGCGCCGGCATGGCAAAATCAGCTTGGATCGGATCGGCAAGGCACCTTGAGCGCAAGCAAGGCAAAGGCTTTCAAATCCGGTTCGGAAAAGCATATACGCCTTACCTCAAGCGATGGGAAAGCATGGGCAGCGGCACCAAGCCGAAAAGGGTTTTCTCAACTTCGCTCATACTTCGCAACAGCGTTGCGCATGTCGCAAAAAAGCGCGTGCTCAAACCTGGACGAATCAAGACTGAACTTGAATGGGCACAGCGCAAGACCATCAAATGGTACGAAAAAGCGCTGGAAGCAAAGCTCAAGAAACTAGAAAGGGAAGCTCTGAAATGACCGCCACCGAAGCACTCAAGCGCAACCTCGCCGCATATATTTCCAGCCACATGACGGCCGGTGTCGCTGTCCACATATCAGGGACCGCGGAAGAAATCACGCCTCCTCTGGTAGGAATCACAGACACCGGATCTGAAATCCACGAAGCCGGAGAAACACTTATGCGCGGTGTTTATGACATTGAACTTGACATCGAGCTTGTGACCGTACCGGACGAAACGACCAACGATTCGCACGCGGCAATGTCTTCAACGCTTTGGAATATCATTGCCGACGACATGGTAATGCACCTAACAGGGCCAAACGGACTCACCTTGTTTGACTTTCGCGCCGGAACCGGCACACTCGAAACTGATGACGGAAGGCGCGCGACGCGGTTTGAATGCTTCGCCGTGGCCTGCATCGAAAGCTAACTTTTCACAACTTACCACCATGCCAAAAGCAACAGTTTACTCGGGCGCCCAATTCGGTCTTGTTTCGGAGATTTCCGCAACAGGGCTTTACATTGGGACGATCTCATGGGACGGGACCAGCGAGCAAGCTGTCATCCCGGACCACATCGGGACCACGGTCGGCGTCTCTATCTACAACCCGACCAAGGAGGTTTCCCTGGACGGCGTGATTGCCGCCAAAGGCACGGGACTTGTTGGCAGCATCGGCAGCACGCTAACGCTTGCCAACACCACATATAACAGCCGGACGCGACTATCCGAAGGTCTTGGCGCAACGCCGGTGAGCGGCGCGGCTCTCATCATCACCGGCAACAACATCGCGCCAAGCAACACGGCATTTGAGACTGGCAGCCTAACGGCTTCCTTCTGGCCTGGAATCAACACCGGGAGCGTTTACACCGTGACCTAAAAACACGCCAAAAAATGAACGAAGAAGTATATCAGACCGGAGACATGAACCTTGCCGCGGCACTCATGGCTTGCGGCGTGCCGCTGTCACCGGACGATCCCGCAGTTATGATTCAACCGGAACACGGCCGGCGCTACGCCTCATTCCGCCTTCTTGGAAGGACAATGGACGGCAAAGACGAAACGCGAACGATGATGGCTGAATGGGCGCGCCGCGGGCATCTTCCGCCAGGCCATCCGTTTACCGCCATTGCCGACTTTCTGAATGAAAAGCGGCGCGCGGCACCAGACGCAAAATCGTCGGATGACATACTTGGCTTTGCTATCGATTACCTACGGGCAGACGGCTATCCGTGTCACGGGGTATCCCGCGTTTCCGACATTCCCGACGCCGTGAACGGCGGGCCGGACACGATCGACTGCTATATTCTTGCGTTCATTCACTGCCGCGAGGTTCTTTTCGGAATTATTAGCGACGCGCGGCGGATGAACTACCACCTGGAGCGCGAGGGCCGACACGCCATGATTTCCGAAACGCTGCCGCGGTGGCAGAAACAACACCTAACATCGAGACTGAACGGATGAACAGAACAGAATTACAGGATAACGCTTGGACATTCCCAAGCGCGACGATTGGCGGCAGGGTTTGCAGGCTTTCGCCGGCCAGGCTTTCGTTGCTGAGGCGTTTCAAGAACCCGCTGATTACTGGTGAGGCGGATTTCGCAGCGCATCCAGGGGCGGCGGACGAGATGGCTTTCGTGCTTTCCATGCCGCGGGAACAAGTCAAGGCGCTTGCGGCTATGACCGATGACCAGCGGGCCGCTGCCGTGCTTGATTTTGGCTTGGATTACGAAGACGAAATCATCGGCGCACTTGCCGCGATCAACCGCCAGATGCAATCCATCGAGGCTTCCGCGTTCGAGGCGGTTGAGTCGCCGGGAAAGTCACCGCAGGAAGCGAAGCCGGCGCAGGATGGCTCGCCTCCGTCCATTGGTTCGCCATCCGCAACCGGTTAGACCCTGGGGAAATGCTATGGGAAACGGACGCCGCAATCATCACCCAACTCATGCACGCGCGCGGCATCGAGCAGGGCGGGCGCTTCCGATGGGCTGTCTATTACGACGCGCCGGAACTTATGGCTTTGCTGGACGCGAAGCCGGAACCTCTAACATGGGAGGAACTTGACGCATGATCGGAACGAAAGTCAAAGTCGGATGGGACGCTGGCAGTGTTCAGAGCGGGATGAAAGGCTTGATCGGCACAATCGGCAAGGGATTCGGCGCCATCGGCCGCGGCGGATTGGAGCGCATCGGCCACCGCATGACGGACACGCTTGGAAGGATAATTGCCGCGGCGCCAGAGGCCATAAAAGACCTAGCCGACTACGGCGGCGAGCTTTCCGACCTATCTGCCGCGCTGGAAATCCCGGTTGACAGGCTGGTGCAACTGCAAGAGGCGATGCGCCTTGGCGGCGCTGGCGTGGATTCCTTGCGGATGTTTGCCATGATGGCCAAGAACATTCACCTAGCAAACAAAGACGGTGAAGACCTGGCGGCCGCGCTTCAGTTGATCGGCTTGCGCACTGACAAGATGGCCGCGATGAAACCCGACAAGCAATTCGAGGCGATTGCAGAGGCAATCCAGCAATCAGACCGTCCGGTTGGCGAGTTGATAGATATTCTGAGCGATATTTTCGGAGGCCGCGTTGGAATGAAGATGCTGAATATGTTCCGCAACTTTGATTCCACGATGACCAGGGCGGCGAAGAACTCTAGCGGATTTGCTAGATACATGGAGCAAGCCGCCGGCGGACTGGACGAAATGAGTGACGCGCTAGGAAGGTGGGAGATGCTGCGGCGCGGGTTGGCGTCACTTGTCACATCGGCATTTGCGGATGTTTTTGGAACTGGCGCAATTGATAAAATTTTCGACTCCCTTGACCCGTCCGGGCTGCGTGATTGGTTTCGCGATGCTGTACGCGATGGGATGCGCGAGGTTGAAATAATCATGCAGGGCGGGCTTGGAAAATACCTGAAAGATGCTTTCAAAATGGCATTCGATTGGGTGTGGAACAAAGCAGTTGAGCTTATCGACATGGCCAAAACCAAGATGAACGATGTTTTGATGAGCGCAATTGGAAAGCTGACGATAGAACTTTGGAAACTATATGACTCACTCCCGCAATGGATGAAAGGAGACTCAAAGGGAAGGACTCCACTGGACATATTTAAAGGCGGGATCAAGGGGATGAACCCATTTGGCGGACCTGGGCCTGGCGCTTTCGGTCAAACCACGATGACCACCGAACAAGCATCGCAGCTCATCGCGCTCACAAAATCAATTGAACGGAAATTCGGAGGACTCGCAACCGTATGAGCATGGCAAAAGTATTCAGCGGCAAGTTAGGCAACGGCGCGATTGTGATGGGGCCGGACTTCACGGCCACGCGCGACGCGCAAGGTAAATGGACGGCAAGCGGTGAGTTCCGAGTCTTGCGCGGAGACTTCGAGAGGAACGATGTTCAGGCCAAGTTCTCGCCGGGAAATTCCATCACGGCCATTTCAGGCAACGCGCTTTCTTCCGCGTGGAGTTTCCTGCTGATTGATTCGGTTGATGCCAACGACGAGCCGGGAGGAATCACGGTTGTTAGAGTCAGCTTTACCGGATTCACGGAAAACCAGTGGGACTTCGACGCTGACAAAAACAAGACCTACACGCGCACCGGAACCACGGTAGAAAAGAGCATCCTAGACCATCCTCTGTTCAAGGATGAAGTCACGAACCCGCAGGACATCGAGTCTTTCCGCATGGCGATTGCCGGGACTTGGCGAGAGCGAGACGACAGCACATCGAACACTTTGTATCTTGTTGCCGCGAACGGATCGGATGCGATACTCAACACGATCACAGACGCGAAAGCATACGCTTGGTGGGTTGAGATTGTCCGCAACGGCAATCATACTTTTCTCGCGCCGGCGATGGAATGGACGGAAAGCACAACCGGACTTGGCAAACTACAGGCCAGCGAGTTCTCGGGGCTTGGCTACATTGATAACAATGTCCCGGGAAGTCCAGCCGCGCCTCCGGATGAAAAGTGGCTCTTCACTTCCGTCACCGAGGAAATCCAAAGGCAGGGAGATGGCGTGAACAGTTATTCGCGCACATGGACAAGCGGCAAGTGGCCAACCAAGATTTACACCAAGCCATGACCGCGATTCCAGTTCCCATTCCGCCGGTCGCCACCGGCAGCAAGGCGCACCTGCTATCGACCGGCTACCTGAACGACTTGCGCGGCAGCATTCGCAGGCTTGCCGCGCTTTCCCGGGGAGGTGGTGGGCCTGTCATCGGAAACACCGTGCCGCCGTTTTCCGTGTCGCTCAGATACGACTCGACTGACGGCAAATGGTATATCACGGCATCGCCAGGATATGTGTGCGAGCGCGATATAGTTGCAGGTCTGTCCGAAGACGCGCTTGGCTACGCCGAGCCCTCCAACCTATGGGATGGCGATTACCCGAGGGAGTTTGCGATTGCAGAGAATGAAGCGTTATTCGTGCTTGTGCCGGAACTTCCGAATGGATCAATTGACGCTGCCAACATCGTCCTAACGGTTGCCGCCGACGATACCGAAAGCACCAATTACATTCCCGGACCGACGGCACAAGCTGGCGAGTATTATTACAAGCTGGCAGCATTGAAATCAGTTGATGGCGTGCTGCAGCTTGTGCCATTCATGGCCGGTAGTCATATCTATCATGTTTCCGGTTTGACTGCGGATTTCGTTCTGGTTGCGTGTCCCGTTGATGAGGAAACAGAGGGAGTGCAGATCGGTCGTTTATCATTCCTGTCCGGCAAGCTTCGGGCGCTGAATGAGTCAAAGGAAGATCGAGATTACGCCCTGGCGACGGAGCTTGTGACAGTCAACAACTCATGCACATAACATCGTTTATCGTTTCCTCACACGCCGATTATCCTGTTGCGCTCATGTGCGCCGCTAGGTGCCGCGCTATTGGCTGGCAACCGATCATCCTAACCACGGCGCGGGAGTGGTCATGCGGGCCGCCACCGGGGGCCGTGGAGGCCGACTATGACCGCGAGGGCTGGGGGATGTTCGGGAACTGGTGCGCGTTCGCAATCCTATCAGCCATCGACCAGCACGCGCCCGCAGGCGGTGGCGTCGCGGTCAAGCTCGACGCGGATATTTTCGTGACCGACCGTGGCGCGGAATGGCTGGCGGGTTGCGGTACAAGCGGAAAGGCGCGTTGCTGCCGCATGGCTGGTCATCCTACGCACCGGACGGCATGGGGCGGGCTGTGGGCAGCGCCGCGGGATGCGGTGGCGGGAATGGCCGATTATGTGCGAATGGCGAAGGCGTGCCGCTGTCCGGAAAGTCAACTGTGCATCGCCGCCGCGGCACGCACTGTTGGACTTGAGATTTCCAGTGACATGTCCGCGCAAGTGTGGGGCTCGATGAATCATTCGCACTTCGCCGCAGCGCTAACACTGCCGATGGGCCGCAACAGCGCAACCAGACGCGCGCAAGCAGGCCGGATGTTTGACTTTCGCGGTTAGGTCGCTACCGTGGCGGCATGTCAACGATTTCAAATGCACAGGCCTTTTGCGGTTTAACCGCCGTCGCCACGCCGTCAAAAACAGGCGTGAGCGGATCACTTACAATTTCCGGAGGGACGGCGCGTGTTTCCCTTCCAGAGGTAACGGAATCATATGCGTTCATCATTTACATTTCTGACAACGCGACAGCAACAATTAACATCCTGGAAGCCGACACCAATGGGTCAACTGCTTGGGTTGCTGGCGCGGCGCAAGTCGAAACTGCAACTGCTGTTGGCACAATCTCCACTGCCGGCAACGCTTCCGTCGTGGTGACGGCAACCGGGATGGGCGGCACTCCGAAAACCATTGCCGTTCCGGTTGCGCTTGGTGATACCGCTGCAGTTTGGGCCGAAAAGGTGCGGGTTGCGCTGGCTGCCGATGCCGATGTTTCCGCAATGTTCACGGTTGACGGGACAGGAACCGCAATCCGGCTGACGCGCAAGCCAACCCACACGATTGATACGATAAACTTCTACGCGGCGAACATCACCAACCTGAATATCGCTCTTGACAACGGCACATGCGCCGGAATCACCACGGCGGCGACAAGCTCGAACACCACGGCGGGAACAGCGACAGGCGGTGCTTTGTTTGTCGATGCTGACGGAAACAACTTCCAGGGAGATGATATTTCAATGACGGCTGTCCAGGCAATTTGCTTTGATTCTGTGCATGGTGATATAGTCTTGCTTGACTCTGAAGCTGGTGAATCCGTCATTAAGAGCGGACAAAAAACCGTTCACATGATTACTAGTGGAGATTTGGACAGATATGATGGTTTAGAAATTACGCAGGCAGGAGAACCGGCCGCGATGATCGTCACCGTTCAAGGCGTGAAATCCACCTAACCGATGGCCTGCAACCCTGACATCACCGAGCTTCCCGACTGCATCACCGGCGACACATGGCCGGGGTTTTCCTACGCTGTGACCAGCGACGGGACGACGCTATCCGAACCACTGGCAAGCGCTCGCATGTCGTTTGCGTTGCAGCCATCCG